TCGACCACCCAGTCGAGTTTGGTCATCGTCTCGTCGCCATCCTCCCAGTTACGGTACAGACCCACGATCTCGTTTTCGAGTTCGTCGATCATCAGGATGTAGGGAGCCATCGCGCCCTTGGAGCGGCCGTCGCCCTCCAGTTCGAGCCATGTGTAGATGTGATAGACGTTCCGCAAACCGTCTTCGTTCTCATCCCACTTGCGGCCTTCAATCTTGTTGTTGGCCTTCTGAGCCTTGGACTCCTCGGGCTCCATCGTGGCGCGAACCAGGGAGATGTCCTTGTACATCCCAGAACGAACCCGGCGCTTGAACTCCCACTCGGTGATCTCGTGGATCTCGGTAGCCCGTTGAGCGGTGTAGAAGTTCGTCGCGGCGAACGGCACAATCATCCGGTCGATCGGGACAAACTCAGCGCAGGGGCGCTTCTTGTCGTCGTCGTACCAGAGTTTGAGGTACTGCGAACCACCCAGAGGCAACTGGGTCAGGAGTTGCTCCTGCTCGTCGCGGAACTCTTCGATCTGCTCCGTCAACTGCCAGTTCATGTAGTCGCGCTTGCGCTCGGCCTTCTGAACCTTCTCCTCGTCCACCTCACCCATGATCTTGGTGCGGACAGGGCCGTCAGGCGGGAACAGTTCCTTGATGGCTCGGGAGGCAAAGTCCACGCAAGCCTCGGCCATCACCGGGTGAACGACCTTGGAGGCGCCCATGAAGGTAGCCCCGCCAGGAGCGTCCTTGCCCATGCCGGTGCGCTTGAGACCTTCTTCGTACTGCTTGTCGCGCTCCTCACGGGCACGCTTGTCCATCTCGACAAGTTTGATGTACCGCAGAGCAACGGTTGACAGTTCGAGTTCGTCCAGTTCCTCAGCGAGGTTGGCGTAGAAGTCCTCGTCCTCCTCCGGGCCCTTGGTGTCCATCTTGACGATGGCTGACCCGTCCGGGAGTTCTTCGATCTCCGCCTCGTCCTCGGGCAGTTCGACCTCGACGCCTTCTTCGGCTTCGTCGGTCATGCCCTCAATGAAGCGGCCGTACTCGGGTTCAATAGGGAATTCAGTGGCCATGGTTTACTTTCTCTTCTGGACAGCCAGTCGCATGGCGTCTAGGTTGCCGGTGAACTTGACTTGTCCACCCTTCTTGAGCAGGGGGATCTGCCCGCCCACCGGGGTGGCTTCCCTGCGGCGGATCTCTTCGATCTTCTGCTGAAGCCGCTCAGGACTCATCCATCCTTGGGGCTGTTGACCAAGCGGCAGGTCTTCAAACTGAGCCTTGAGTTCCTGCATGGCGCGGTTCTTGAGAGCCATCTCAGCCTGTTGAGAAGCCATCTTGGCGGCCTGCTCTGCAGAAGGCTTCACAGCCTTGGCGGCAGCCTTGATGGCACCACCAGTAGCCTTCTTCACCGCCCCGCCCTTCTTCTTCTCCGTGCGGACATCCGGCATACCTTCCTTCTTGAACCAGGGCATCAATACGCCTTCGCCCTTCTCAATCATGTCCAAGATGTAGTTGCGGATGTTGCGTGGCGTTGGGGTGGTTCCCATGCCCTGCAGTGTGTATGCGGCCTGCTTCTCCAACAGATCCAAAGCATCTCCGCGGGGTGACTTCAAGCCCGTGAGTTCGCCGCCACCAAACCAACGACCGGCCTGCGCCATGCCGCCGGGGATGCCTAACTCGCCCGCGATGCCAAGCATTTTGTTCTCAGCAGCGCCGTACTCAGTCGGGCCAAAGCCACCCTGCTGCGTGAAGTAGGGATGGTATGGGCTGCCTCGTGTCTGACCGGCAGACTCGTGGACATCCAACACCATGGACTTGGCAAAGTCGCCCGCCTTCTGGGTGCCATAGGTCGGGATCTTGTAATTGGTCGGGATGTCGGCCTTGAGCATCTCGCGCAAGTCTTGACCTCCCTCAAGCACATTCTTGACCCCTTCGCGGTGGACGGGCATCAAGGGCAGTCCGGTGCCATACTTTTCTTTGAAAGCGGCCATCTCGCGTTTGACCGTATCCTCGTCCAATGAAAGTCCGCGGGCCCGCATATCCCGCATGAACTGCCCCACAGCCATCTCATTCATGATGGAGTTGCGGGCAGATGCAGGAGCAACGCTGTAGATGAACTCGTTGAACTTGGACTCAGGGATGCCGCGCTCCAAGGCCGCCAACTTCAGCGGGTACAAAGAAGCGTAGAAGGTCTCGCCGCCCAAGGGCAGGCCGCGCTTGATCTGACCCTTGATGAGTTCGCGGTTGACGGGATCGTCATAGATCTCGCTCACATACCCGATATTGGCTTTGGCAGGCTCGTATCGAGGAAACTTGGTCTGCTCAATGCCGGGGAAGCCTTCAAGGGCGTCCTTGATGCGCTCACGCTCAAATGCCTGCAACTCCTTGCGGGGAGGCATCCAAGGCTCGGTCGGCTGCTTTAGAAACTCCTGCGTCTCCTTGATGCGCTTCTCGACGACCTCCGGCACATTCCTCTGCCGCTCGGCTAGGGGTGCGCTGTACTTGGCCTTCTCAAGGGCGCCGTAGGTCTTCTCTAGTTCAGGCTTCTCAACCTTTTCCCACTCCAACTTCTTCTCAGCAAGACGCATGGCCTTCTTCATCGCGTCTGCGTCGGAGAGTTTCGGGTTCTCATTCTGCAACTGAGTGGCGATCTTCTCGGCGGCGCTCTCAAGTTGTTTGGGCGTGTATGCAGGCTTCTCTGCAGCCTTCTTAGCCGCAGCCTTTGCAGCAGCCTTAGCGGCCGCTACAGCCCCGCCAGTGGCCAACTCTAGGCGCATCGTGTCAGGGTTGTCGGAGATGCGGACGGAGCCGCCTTTGGCTTTGCCTTCTGGCACCGGCCCATGTACTTCGCGCAGTCGATCAACGATGCTCAAAGCGCGTTCAAGTGAATCAGCGTCAAATGCGCTCGGGTCATCCAAAATATTACTGAGTTCTCCCCATGTATATGGAATATTAGGATGAACCGGTTCTCCTTTCGCACGCTCTAGAGCGCGGTATTCCTCAGATGGAATGTCTCCAGAAAAGTTTCTGTAGTCTTGAAATGCTTTGCGGTTTTTTTCAAAAACAGGATGTTTTTCCAAAAACTTTTGCGCTTCACCAATAATAGGTTTTAACTCTTTTTCTGTCAGGTATTTGTCTCCCACAAGACGCATACCAGTGTTTTGAATATCCTGCACGCCCGACCATTGACCGCTGCGGACAAAGTCCTGCACGAACGGCAGATACTCTTCCTTGGGGGCGCGGTTTTGTTTGCCTTTGATCTGGGTGATTATTGACTCCGGTTGGGTAGGCGCAACATAATCCTTGCCCTCTTTTAACCCTGCCTCTTTGAATAGTTTGGTCAGTTCATTGACATACTGCTCTGGACTATCAGCATAGTCATTCAACATCTCATGAGCCTCTTTGAACCTTGGGTCTTCAAAGAGTTTTTTGTTGGACTCATAGAAAGATGGAGCGTCATACTCTTTGTTGACCTCAATCGTTACATGAGGCGCACCCTTGGAGTCAACCAAAGAGTAAACCTTAGCCCGACCGCTCTTGATGCCCTCCCATCCGCCGTGGCCATAGTATTCTGATCCGGCTTCACCAGACCCCTCCGTCCAGTCAGGATGGCCCTTAGGTGGCTCGTAGCCCCGCACAGAGTGCCCCATGGTGTCGGACTCAGCGGCAAAGGCTCCAGGCTTGTTCAGTTCGATCCACCGAAGACCCTCAGGATACTCCTTATAGACGGGCAATCCTTCACGAGCAGCGGCCTTGGCCTTGACCATCCTATCAGCAAGTTCTTGATCATATTGATGAGTGCGCCTAACGGCTTGCTCCATGCTGACCTTGTTCAGTTGCTCAGGACGAATACGCCCTGTCGCCAAGTCTTCACGAAGAACATCAAGAATATGACCAAATTCAAGTGTCGCATAATCAAAATTAAGTTTATTTATGCTGAAAATATCAGTTTCTTTATCAGCATTAAGCATCCAAGGCTCAATATCTTTTTCACTTAACTGCTCAATCGTTTGCCGCTTGAATGCCAAGTCGGCATCATTTTCCCATTGCTTCGCCAATGGCGATTCCGCATATTGTTTCCCGCCAAAATACTCACGCGCCGATCTTGCATCAGCAGCAGTTTGATAATTAAATTGCGAGGGCGGTCTATGAGTTATGCCTTCCTCTGCCAACTTACGCACAGGATCTTCTGGCGTTGCCATCTGCTTCTTGACATAGTTGGCTAAGTTGTTGTCTACCCAACGATTAAGAGCGACTTCTTTTTCTATCCTTGGAATGGTCACATTCTCAAGTTCAGCCACCGCCTCAGGAGACATCCCCGCCTTGTATTCAGGCGTAAACAACTCTTTGGCCTTCTTGAGTTGCTCTTCGGCTTTGTGAACGTTTTTATAACGAGCAAGTCCACGCTCAACGTTGCCCTCCAACCAGTTGCCACCCTTCATCTTGATGGCCCCGCGCTGAGACTCAAACCGAGATGCAGGCGTCAGGGCTTCTGACAGGATGTCTCCGGCAACACGAGGAGCGGCCATGGCGGCCCTTCCTGCAGCCTTGGTGGCGGCAACGGTAGCCTTCCCACTTCCCGGTAGCCCGATGAAGTTCACAGGGTCAAGGAGGACGTTTGTCGCAGTGGCAACACCAGGAGAGCCCGTGTACTGCAGGGACTTCTCGCCCAGATACTCAGCAGGAGCGCCGAGGGTTTCTAGTGCGCCTGCCGTGTTCTGCAGGTACCGCTGCCCGGTCTCGGTGCGGGGAAGGTAGGTCAGGGCGCTCTGAACATCCTCGACCTTCTGGGCGGCTCTGTTGACATCAGGAGCCCGACCTCGGGTAGGAGTCAGTTGAGTAAGCCCCGCAAGACCTGCAGGGACAGAGCCGAGAAGCCCAGTGCCGATGGTGGCTGCTGTTTCACCGGCACCGGTTAGGCGACGGGCAATCTTTTGACCGGTTGTCTCTTTAGGCTGTTGGGACTCCCCATACAGCAAATCTGCCAGTTGTCGCCCTAGGTCGGCCATGGCTTACCCTCGCTCGGAAGATGATGGATTATGCCCACCAGTCTTTTCTGAGTCTATGCGGGATTGGAGCCAGTTTGCCAGTAAAGCCTGCACCTGCCAGGAATCAATCTCAGTCCCAGGCTTGGCCAGGATCTCAAACCGGTTCTCGCACTGAGTCACCTTTACGGTTACCTCAAATGCCGGTATTTCAGGTATCTGCAGGCGCTCAACGATTAGATCAGATCGCATACGGGTTTTCCCTTTTCCGTTGTCCGGCATCGATGTAGTCGTCCTCGTCCAGTTCGTCAGGGATCGGATCGATGTTCAGGAATCCGGCATCCCGCAGATACCGCAGGGCCTGGGACATGGCGTCGCAGAAGTCGTCGTGGTCGGTGTTGGGGAACGAGCAGACCTGACTCACCATCCCTTCGGCCCAGTCCCGGACGTAGCCCTTCCTGTTCATGCTCTCGGGAACCCAGACCCGTCCTGCTCGGATGATGTTTGAGACGATGCTCAGGCGCTGCGTCTTGTCGGCGTTCCCAGGGTTGTATGACCTCACAGGGACATGGGCCCGCTGCAGGTCTTGGATCAGCGAGATGCCCGCGGCCTTGTCCTCCACCAGGACCAGATCCACCCGCTTCCTGTCCTTGCCCTCGCCGTAAACGGTCTCGTACTCCTCGATGACCTTGGGCCGCAGGTCGGGATACTGCAGGCGGTCCTGCCAACAGTCGATGATCAGGACGCTTCCAGGGCAATCCTCCTGGCGGAAGACCCCGAAGGTAATGCAGGCCGTCGGGTCGTTCTCCATCTTGTCCTTGAAGGCGCAGTCGTAGGACTGGACGACGAAGTCCAGTTTGGGGATGGGCTTGTCTGCAGGCCAGAGACGGAACCAGTCCCGGTTGACGATACCACCCTCCTCGGGATCGATGATCTCAGCGTAGATCTCCTGGCGGCCGAGTTTCGTCCCTTCATACTGCAAGATTTGCTTTTGGAAACTCGGGGCTAGGTTGTCGAGGTTGGAGTAAGTGCTCGCTGTCGTTACCTGTACGTCGTCCCCGTCTCGGCCGATGAGGTCGACGATCAAGTCCTTAGGCTTCGGGGTCGTGGTGGCCAGGATGCGGGTGTGCTTGCCCAGGCGCACAGAGAACATGATCTGGTCCCAGGCGTCCTGCAGGTAGTCCCAGGCGGCCAACTCGTCACACCATGCTCCGTGCCACTGGCCACCGCGGAAGCGTTCTGGCTCTGAGGCAGGGATGCCCTTAATAAGTGAGCCGTTGGTGAGTTTGATCTCGTGATACGCCCGGTTGTAGTCCGCGATCAGGATGTTAGGGATCACGGCGATCAGCCCTGAATCCCCCTCGAAGCAGGTAGCCCGAACGTCCGCAGAGGTAGGCGCAGCCACGAGCCACCGGGTGCCAGGAGTCTCCCAGGCCCACCAACCTATCTGCTCTGCAGCCGTCCTGGTCTTCCCGGCTCCGCGGCCTGCCAGGAGAAGCCAGATGCTCCACCAGTCCCCGTCAGGCAGGATCTGATGCTTGTGAGCCTTGGTGAGCCATCCCGCCCTCCAGGCGAAGGCGGCTTGTCTGTCAGCCGGGAGGCGCTTGAACTTCTCCCGAACCTCCTCGTCCTTCAGGACGGCGACAAGTTCATCCACGGCGGGACTGCTCTAAACCCTTCAGTACCGTATCGAAGATGGAGATGTCGGCTTCCACCTTCAGCGGGTTCTCGGCGTCTCCGGCCAGTTGGACCCGGTCACCGTAACGCTTGGGGTTCCACTTGGCCAGGAGTTTCAGGGCGATCTCAGCCTTGGCCTTCTGCCACTGGACGTAGCCGGAATCCACCCGGCCGCCACCCTCGGACAGGATGCGCTCAGGCTCCTGCTTCATGTCGAGCCAGATCTGCTCTGCAATGGCGTCCTGGCCAACTTCACGAGCGCGTGCGATCGCTGCGGAAAGGTCTTCGTCGCGGTTCATCCAATCGTAGACCGTCCTCCACTCCGGGAAGCCGTCCTTACGGCATATCTCCCTTAATGGGATTCCCTCGCTCAGGAGTTCGCACATTTCTCGTGCGATTTCAGGGCTGTACTTGGAAGGGCGGCCGATCTTCTTCTTTGGCGGCTCCTGAGGGGTTTCCGCGGCCTGGGTGGTATCTACCCCTTGGTCAGGGGCTTTTGAAGGCTCTGCGGCGGTTTTGGTGGCTTTCCGTGGCATCTCGTACTTTCAGAGACATTGGACTGCCGGGGAGTTTAACTCGCGGTTGAGGTTTTGGCCAACAAGGATGGGCACCGTGTGCAGGCGGCTCATCGGCGCGGTCTGCACTCCGCCCGAATTTGCCCGATGCCCATGCGTGTTGGCCCCTTCTTGGGGCCGCGGGTTCAGTTGCAGGTGGTGTTGCAGGTTCGGGCGGCGCCCGTTCCGTAGCAGCACTCGGTGCAACTGATGGTCTTGCCATTGACGGTAACCGTGTAAAACC